GGTGACGATCAAGACGACAACCATCAACCCCGACGCGAGCGGCAACGTGGGCGCCGATGTCCAGGAGTGGCGAGGAACCGTGCCGCTCGTCCTCACCGCTGCGGGGCGGGTCGATGCCGATGCGGTGGCGATCTCGGGCGACACGACGGCAGCTGACAACGTGGAGGCCGCCTTCGAGTCGGCCGGCGGGAACACGGCCGTCATGCGGCTCGCTCAGCTTTCGGTCATCAACTCGGCGGGGTCAGCGATCGTCGCCACGGGTGGCGGGGCGGCGGGGCATGGCATCAATGCGACTGGAGCCGGCACGGGGGCGGGGATGCAGGTCCTTGGTGGTGCCACCGGACAGGGGTTGGCGTGCTATGGCGGTGGCGCCACGCCGGCCAGCAGCCAAGAGGGCTTTCTCGCTCAGGGCGGATCGAGTGGAGCGACGGGCGTCAAGATGGCCGCGACCACAACCGGGGTGGGGTGCAGGATCGAAGCGGGCGGCACCAACGCGACGGGTGGGCTTGTCGTCGCGGGTGGTAATGGATCGGCAGCACTCCTCCAGGCGGCCGGCAACGGGAGCGGCATGGAGATCAGGGGATCAGGGACTCAGCCCGGGCTTGCCATTGATGGGGGTGGAGGCGCCGGCGCCGCTGCACACGGCGTTGCGATCCGCGCCGGCAGCGCCAGCACCGCGGATGGTATCAATGTGATCGGCCCGTCCGTGTCCTTCGGGACGGGCGGTTCTCATGGCATCCAGAGCGCAGGCAAGGCCGCTGGACATGGAGCGGTGTTGCTTGGGGGGCCGACCAATGGCGCCGGGCTCGTGGCGGTGGGTAATGCCGCTGCGGCCGTGATCCCCAGCGGGAGTGCTCACGGGCTTTACGCCATCGCGGATGGCGGTGCAGCGGGTCTCCGTGCCGAAGGCGGCCCGACGAACGGGCTTGGAATCGCCGGGCTCGGTAAGGGCACAAGCCCAGGGATGCGAGTGACCAACACCACGGGGGCGGGGATGGGTTTCAGCGCGATCGGTGGCCCGACCTCGACGGCCGGGGCCGAGATCAAGGCCGGCGATACTTCCAATGGTCATGGAGTCACCATCGAAGCCGATGGCACTGGGGTCGCCCTTCGCCTCACCCACGAAACCGGCCGCCACTTCACCACGGCGACAGTGGACGAGATCGTGGATGCGATTTTCGCCGAGGTCCAGCCCGGCGGCGCGACCTTCTCGGCCGAGATCCAGCGCATCCGCAAGATCCTCTGGAACCGCTGGAAGATCGACGTGCCCACCAAGCGACAGACCTTCTACGACGACGATGGGGTGGCGACCCTCCGTGCCTTCGACTTGAAGGACTCGGCTGGCGTGGCGACTGCGACTGAACCCTTCGAGCGGGTGCCTGTATGAGCGAAGTCATCCCGCGCATTACCACGATGGGCCTCGGCAGCCGTTGGCTCATCACATGGGGCTATGGCGGTGTCGCCGTGCCGGTTGGGATCGTCTGGACCGAATCGGTGTGCCAGGCAGCCCCCGGCGGCTGGGCCGAAGGTGCTGCTCCGGCGACGGGGTGGAGCGAAGGAACGACGCCGGCCGCGACCTGGACCGAAGGGACCCAGCCCGCCACCACCTGGACCGAAGGCACCGGGCCAACGACTCCCTGGACGGAGACCTGAGCCATGCCAGCGCTCGCCGTGACGACCGAAGAGATGATCGCCGAAGTCCGAGCGAGCATCGCCGAGCCCAGCGAAGGCTACATCACCGATGCCGAGATCACGCGCTGGATCAACTTCGCCCTTCTCGATATCGTGACCCGGGCGCGGATCCTGACCTCCGACGCGAAGACGGGATCCGTCGCGGCCCAGAAGAAGTACGGGCTGCCGAGCGACTTCATGCTGGTTGAGAAGGTCTTCTTCCAGAACTTGGAGCTCGTGCCCCTCGACATCCACCAGCTCTTGACCGTGAGCGACCACACTGGCCTCGACCAGCAATCCGCTACGCCAGAGCACTACTACATCCGGGGCGCCCAGGACTCACCCCTCTGTCTCTTCCTCTGGAAAGTGCCGACCACGACGATTGCCGATGCGATCCACCTCTTCTACATCGCGAAGCCCGACGCCATGATCGCCGGATCGACCTTCCCGCTCTCCTCGGAGTGGGCCTACGCGGCTGCGCTCTGGGCGACGGCCCGCGCTCACCGAAAGCAGCGCCAGCTCGCCGACTCACGGCTCTGCCTCGGCGAGTACGAAACCATCGTGGCCGAAGCGGAGAGTCGGCGGAACATGGGCCACCAGGTGGACCGGCCGCTCGAGATGAATGACTCGCGGGTGTGGGATCGGAACCGCTATCCGAGGACCTGGTAGATGAACCTCGACTTCCTCAAGTCCTTCATCAACTTCTCGGACGGCGGCAACTCCGATGCCTCGACCTTTTCCATCCGCGACACCGAGCTTGCCCTCCTCGACGCCGATGACCTGATCCTCACGAAGAACGTGCGGGTCGATCCGCTCGGGCCGGTGCGGGGTCGGCTCGGGACCCAGCTCTTGAACAACGCCACGGGCTACAACATTGCCGCCGCCGGCGTCATCAACTTCCCGATCAAGCTCCTCCATCGCTACTACCGCATGGACGGGACGCATCGGCTGGTCCTGACGGCGAACACGCGGTGCTTCTCGGTCCTGACTTCGGACTACACGGCGGGGACCAACATCCCGCCCTCGGGTGGTGCCGCGCCCGATCCCGCCTTCGCCAACACCGCATCGCAAACCGACGTGAACGTCCAGTGGGAGGCCCTGACCTTCAAGGATTGGGTCTACATGACCTCGCCGTTGGCGCTTCCGAAGCGCACCGACGGGACTTTTCTCTACCGCGTCGGCGAGGACGTGACCGCCGTGACGACCGCACCCTCGCTGATTGCGGGCACGATCCCGGCCGGCACCTACTACTACGTGCTGACCAGGATCTACAGGGATGGGCTGGGAGAGAGCCCGGTCTCGGCCGAGTTCTCGTTCGTGCTCGGCGCTCCCGGTGGCATCCAGCACACCCTGCCCGCGCTCGAGCGCACCGACCAGACGGCTTGGAACCTTTACCGTTCGATCGTCGGCCAGCAAGGTGGCCCCTACTTCCTCGTCAACACCTCGCCGCTGGCCCCGGGAGCCTTCAACGACACCTTCCTCGAGGGTGCCCTTGGCTCGCGGGTGGATACGACCCGGATCGAGCCCTTCGCCTCGTCATTCTGCGCCATCCACCACGAGCGGCTCTGGCTCGCCCGGATCACCGAGAACCTGGCTTCGCCGCTCCGCTTCTACTTCGACCTCCAGTTCTCGGACGCGAACGCGCCCGACCAGTTCCCGGCCGAGTTCCGGCTCCGCTTCCCGAACCCGTCAGGTGAGCCCCTCACTGGCATCTGGAGCTACCAGGGCACTCTCTTCCTCTTCACGATGAACCACGTCTTTGCGGTGATCGGCACCGGGGTTGAGCGCGGGGCGCGGGTCGGGATCCCCGACTACCGGGTGGTCCTCTACGCCAAGGGGCCAGGCGCCATGAGCCAGCGGGTGATCCAAGAGCTGAACGGGGCGGTCTACTTCACCAACAAGACCGACGTGTGGCGGATGACCGGGAATCGCATCGACTCGCTCTCCGAGTTCCGGGTCCGCCGCTTCCTCGCCCGGACGTTGGATACGGCGCTTGTGAATCGTACGACGGGCGCTATCACGCGGAACCAGTACCGCATCACCTACCCGAAGCTCGGCGGCACTGGCCTGCCGCAGCAGACGCTCATCTACGACGTGCAGGCCGGGGCTTTCGTCCCCGATGATGGCTATCAGATCCATAGCTACTGCTACATGGCGGGCGAAGCCGATGCGGGTGAGCTCCTCGGCACCGCAGCCGAGAACAACTCGCTCCTCTACCGCATGGACTCGGGCAACACGGATTGGGGCGTGGTGCCACAAGCGACGAAGGCGGTGCCGCGGAAGTTCCGCACCAAGGACTTCGCTTTCGGCCGGGCGCTCGGTGACTTCGTGGCGCACAAGCATCTCGTGGTCGAGGGCACGGTCACGGGTGCCACGACGCTCGTTACGGCGCATCTCGACCGGGATAAAGCCTCGATCCAGGTCGGGACGCTGCTCTTCGAGGAAGAGGGTGCCAATTGGGACGACGAGGGCTGGGACTTCTTTGATTGGGCGCTCACCGGACTCGTGACCCATGATATCTCGCTGCCTCAGTCGGCGCTTTCGGAGCGCATCGCACTCACGGTTGAACAGTCGGACCTGCAAGCACCCTTCGAGATCGAGCGTTTGACGTTCGGCGGCATGCACAAGGGCGCGAGACTGATCGGAGGAAGCTAAGTGGGAACCGTCACCCTCCCGAATCCGCTGACTGCTGGCACCAAGGCCCGCGGTTCCGAAGTCCTCGCGAACGACCAGGCGATCACCGCCCAGGTGAACGCGAACCTGGACGACTCGAACTACAAGAACGCGGCGATGACTGGCTCGACCAAGATTATCCCGCTTACCATCACGAACTCGCTCATCACCGCGGGGACCCTCACCGGGGACAAGCTCGCCGACCGCACGGTGCATGGGATCAAGCTCAGAACCGATGCGGTGCTCGGTGATGGTTGCAACATCTCCGAGCTCTACGCTGGAGCCGGGTCAGACGATACGGGCGGCTTCCCCAAGACGAACGCGGTGGCCGCGCGGAAGCAGCAAGGCGGCATGACGATATGGGCCTACTTCGGCATCGCCGTCGCCGATGTCAACGTGAACTACATCATCGACAGCTCGACCGACTGGCGGGACCGCCTCATCATGGTCATGTTGGAGTTTACGACGGGGGTACTGCCGCGGGATCACATCCCTGGTGGGGCCAGCGATCACATTATCAATGGTCCGATGCGCGTCGCCGGTGCTATCGGCACAGGATTCAATGGTGGTATCTTCTACTCCGAGAACGGCCAGGACGGCACCGTGGGGGATCCCACTCGACAGATCACCTTGGATCTCGGCACAGACGCAACGAACTCGATCCGCATTTTCGCCCTCGACACGAATGGACGACTCATGGTGCGAGCAACGGCGATTAGTGCGCTCGGCATCTCCATCAACGCAAAGATCGACTGCTCGCCGTCGATCGGGACGACCTAGCGATGGCGAAGCTACCCACGCGCGTCGAGCTGCCGAGCGATCCGGCCACGAACCCGCAAGGCCCGGCGGGGGTGAACCACCTCTCGGATGATAACCTCGCCCGCGGCGGCGTGATCGGGCTCGGCTACGTCCCCCACGGGCTCGCCAAGGACAACGACGACCGCCGAGTAGGGGCCTTGGATGCCGAGCATGTCGTCTTTACGACTGCCGCGGGGGTGGATGTCACGGTGCCGCATCTCCTCAGGCGGGTGCCACGGCGGTTCATCCTCGTCAACGGGCCGGCCAGCGTGAACGTGCAGGTCTTCCGGGGAGCGACGGCCTGGACAGATTCGCGAGCCTACTTCCGCGCCTCGACGACAGGTGATAAGGTCACAGTCGAGATCGCTTAGGAGAGAACCATGCCGCGCACACCCACCGACCTACTCGAAGATGAAGACCGCACGACCGACCCGCTGTCCTCAGTACGGATCCGGCGGGGGGCGATCGAACGCCAGGAAGCCGCCGAGGCGGAGCATTTCGGCCAGCTCGGCGCCGAATACGGTGTGAGTGCCGAGGAGTACCGCCGGATCGGTCCCGAAGAGCTACAGCGGCGCGCGAGCCAGGCCCGGCAACGAGCTTTTCTCGAAGAGGAACTGGCGAACATCCGCGCGGGTTCCGGCGCACTCCGCGAGCGCGCCGAAGAGACCTTGACCCTCGGGCGGCGGGGGATCCGCGAAGGTGAGCGGCGGCGGCTCGGGCAGGCCGAGACGAGCCTGGCCGGACTCGGGCTCTCGCAATCCGGGCTCTCGGAGCGGGTGAGGCGGGCGGAGCGGGAGACCACGGCCTTCGCCGAGGCTGACCTTGAGAGCCGGGTCCGCATCACCGAGATGGACGAGATGTTCAAGGCGGAGCAGCAGGCGATCGACCGCCTCTTCGCCTCGGGGGAGAACGAGCTCGGCTACTTCCGGCAGGTGCGGCTTCTCCAGATCCAGGCGCAGTACGCGAAGGAGCTGGCCGAGATCCAGTCCGGCAACGCCTTCTTCAATATGCTCGGCTCAGCACTCGGGACGCTCGGGACGATCGCGCTCTACTCCGTGAATCCAGCTCTCGGAGCTGCCGCCACTATCGGCACCGCCGCGGCAGGGGATGAAGACTAATGGCTAAGGGTGCGGCTTTCGCTTCGGGCTTCGCCCAGGGCGCGTCGAACGTCACGGCGCTCCTCTTCCAGAAACGGCTTCGCGAGAAGGAAGCCGAGCAGGAGGAAGCGCGGAGGATCGCGGGCGAGACGCGGCTCTTCGGCCGCCAGCAGACCATTCTTGCCGGCGAGCGAGCCGAGGCCGCAGGGATCCGGGGCGAAGCCTTCCGGGAGAAGTACGGGCTCCCACCGGCGGCCCTGAGACCGCTCGGGCCGGGTGAGCAGGGGCCGACGCCGGCTGGCCCCGCCGAACTTGAGGCCGCGATCCAGGGCGCACCGTCCTTCCTGCTCACGAAGGCCGAGACCACGCTCAAGACGAGCGAAGAGATCCGCCAGCAGGCTGCTCGCCAAGCGGGCGAGGACGTGCTCTCGCTCCCCGATTTGCTTCGGCTCGGGGGCGACATCCAGCGGGCCTACGGCGAAGCCATCGACGCCGTGACGGCGATCGCGGCGACCCCGGACGGTATGCGTCAGCTCGCGAGCTACGACGCCGATCCGTTCAAGGCGCTCAACAAAGCCGCCGCGATGGTCGCGAAGCCCGCGATCGACCAGATCATCGCCCTGGTGCCATCGGCGGAGCGGGGCCGGATCGTGGGCATCCAGGGTATCGAAGTCGTCCCGCCCGAGACGCTCCGGGCGCAACTCCGCGCGGGCCTCCACGTGGAAACGGATCCCGCCAGGGCGCGGGCTGCGATTGCGAGCTTCACCCAGGCGCTGAAAGATTTGGGCCAGGTGCCGAGCCAGGAGGATTCGGCGGCGGCCGCGACGGCGTTGGCGCGGATCGAACAGGCATCGACCGGGGTGGAGGGCTTCGGGTCACCGACATGGCAGCGTATCCTTGGTCACCCGTTCGGTGTGTTGGGTCCGAGTCTTGAGGGGACTACCGGGTTCCTCGGTAGGATCCGCGGCCCCGTGGCGACTGCGGCGCGAGGGCTCGCTTCCCAGGCCACCCGTACTGTCCCGATCCCGTTCCTCCGGGCACCAGCCGTCACAACCACGAAGCCGGCCCCTCTTGGCGCGGCCCCAACCATTACAGCGCCGAAGCCCGTCCCGAAGCGCCCGAAGATCGCCACGACCTCGGCTGCGGCGGAGCAGATCAAGGCCAAGGCGGAAGCCTACCAGGCCCTCATCGAACGGGAGACGGTGCTTCTCGCCCGGGCGCGCCAGGATCTACTCCTCGGCGGTGCCATCCGTATCGCCATCGAGGAAGAGCTGCGCCAGGTTCAGGACGAGATCCGCCGGCGCGGCGGCACGCCCCAGCCGCTCGAGGTCGGAGGGTAGGCCGTGCCCACGGCCGCCGAAGAACTGGCTGCCTGGCACGCGGAACTCACCCGCGGCGAGGAACCAGCGCCGGTTGCCGCTCCGCGCCGGGAGAGGGGCCGCGGGATCCGGGGGATCGCGGTCGCCGGCTTCGAGCGCACCCTCGATGCGCTTGCCCGCTCCGAGTACGCCTCCGCCTCGGCCTTCCGGGAGCTCCTCCACGAGAAGCCCGAGGAGGCCGCCAAGGCCGCCCTTGAGGGCTTCACGGCGAAGCGGAAGATCAGCTACCTCGACATCGCCGCCGAGGACTTCAAGCTCTCGACCAAGCCCTTTTTCGCCATCCCGGACATGCCCTATGTGCCGGACTTCATCGAGCACATCGCCCGCGGCGTCCTCACGCCAGCCGGCGTGACGGGGCTCGCCCTCGGGATGGTCCTTGATCCGCTCTCCTGGCTCGGGGTGGGGCTCATCACCAAGGCGGGGCGGCTTTCCCAGCTCTCCCGCGCCGCGACGACAGCGAAACGCGCCTTCCCCATCGCCGAGGCCGGGAAGCTCGTCTTCCCCAAGGGCTCGATCATCCAGCGAGGTTCGGCGCTCGCCCGGGAGCTCGAGCGCGAGTTCGCGCGCACGGGGAAGATCCCGGAGCCCCTGGCCTCGACCCTCGGCGGCCAGGCGGCTACGGGTCAGCGGGCGCTCCTCCAGATCGCCGAGCCGGTGATCCCCTTCACCCGCCTCCAGGGCCGGCCCATCCTCCAGATCCCGGTGCCCGGCGAGCGGGCCGTGTTCGAGGCGGCGACCAAGCTCCGCGACCTGATCCGGGTCCGGGCGCCGCAGGTGGACGCCGCACTCCGCCTCTTCTCCAACTTCGGCGTCCCCGCCTGGGTCCTTGACGATCTCGCGCGCCTCAAGGCCGAGTTCGGGATCCGTGACGAGGTGCTCGTGAAGCGTCTGCAAACGATCGGGCGCCACATCGGCCGGGAGGAGCCGGGCTACGAGGGCCGGCTCGAGAAGGTCATTCGGGCGGTCGAGACGACCGAGCCCATCACCGAGGAGCGGCTGCGGACGATCACCCGCTCGGTGCCGCTCGAGCATCGGGTCTTCGGCACCGCTCGTTTCGCTACGTCCGCGATCGACGAGGCCACCGGGAAACGCGTCTTCCTCCCCGACCAGAACGAGCTTCAAGAGATCCGCCGCCGCCTCGGGCTCGCCCCCGAAGCGAAGATCGTCCGCATCGAGGACCTCGGGTCTCAGTCCGTCCTCTCTCCCCGCTTTCCGATCTCGGCCAAGTTCTCGGAGGGCGTCTGGTCCACGCGAGTCATCGAGGACTTGAAGGAGTCGGGGGACTTCCTCGCCCTCGAGTTCAGGGCCGGCGAGGGCCTCGCGTTCAACCCGGAGTGGGGCGAGGGCATCGACCGGGTGCTCGTGGACTTGGACCTCGCTGGCCGCCCCGAGGCGATCCAGGCGCAGATCCGGGAGCTGGCCGAGCGGGTCCCGAAGATGACGACCGAAGAGCGGGCGGCGGCCGAGCCGATCCTCGAGGGTCTCGCCCGGGAACGCGACCGGGCGCGTCTTGGCGGGCCGAGCAAGTGGCGGGTGGTCCTCATGGGCCGAAACCCGCAGACGGGTGCCCACGAGGCCCGGAAGGTCATCCATGTCCAGACGATGGACGAAATCTACCGCGACGTGATTGGCCCCTTGACGGTGAATCGCCGCCCGGAGGAGTTCTTTGGGCGAGCCGTCTTCTTCGACTCGGAAGCGATCGAGCGGATCAAGGACGAGGCGAAGCGCCAGCACCGCTACAAGAAGCTCTATGCGGCGCGGGCGAGGATGGCGGGCCGGGTCGAGGAGGCGATCGAGGCACGGAAGCCCGAGATCATCCAGGAGCGCGCCCAGGAGTTCCAGGCCCTCGAGGCTTTCATGGCGAAGATCCGAGCACTCGGCGGCATCAACATCGCCGGCACCGGGGTTGTGTCGCCGGTGCCCTGGGCCGGGCTCGACGAGGCGTACATGACTTACGCCAAGCGGATCGGCCGACCTGCCGAGTCGATCATCCGCCCGGGTGGCCTCAAGATCGCCAACGAGGACGTGCGGCGCCAGCTCGCCGAAGCCACGGGCTACAAACCCGGGGAGGCGGCGGCGTTGACCGGAGAAACCGCCGCGGCCGAGGTGGACGCCGCCGCCACCTACTACGCCGCCGAGGCTCGCCGCTGGCTCAAGGAGACGCCTTGGGCCGAGGCCAGGCGGAACCTGCTCGAAGCCGACAACCCGGACCTGCTCAAGCTCGAGCGCTACGACCAGGCATTGGTCGGCCTCGGGCTCCGGGAGCCGCCCGTGGGGCGCCCCGGCGTCCTCTTCCGCCGTGGCACGGCTCTCGAGCGCCAACGCCGGAAGGAGCTCCAGGAGTTCGCCAAGGGACCGCCCGTCGAGGTCCCGACCGAGCGGCCCCTTGAGGTCGGGCGCATCACCCCGAGGCCCGGCTACCAGGAGATCCGCCAGATCGCCGCCGAGGTCGAGGAGATCGAGCGGTGGCGGGAGGTCCTGCCGCGCTTCTCGAACCTGCCCGACGACTTGCGCCGCGCGGCAGTCGGGCTCGAGAAGCTCTACGCCGAGTATGCGACCGAGCTGCTCCCCCTCGGCGGGATCCAGGCCAGGATTCCCGGCTATCTGCACCATCTCCGCTTCGACGCCCTCGAGCGCTTGAAGGGTGTCGCCGGGTTCGTCCGACTGTCCCGCTCGACTCCCATCCAGATTCGGAAGCCGGGTTTCGGGCGCCGTCGCACCATGCGCGAGGGCCTCCTCGACATCAACGAGCAGATGGGGAAAGAGTTCTTCCTCCGCGACGTGCTCACGGCGGCGGCAATCTATGGCCGGGAATCCAACCGCTTCATCGCCACCGCCAACTTCGTTGACCGCACGATCGCGAAGATGATCGACGACGGCTCCGCCTACCGCGTCGATGCGCGGAAGCTCGATCTCGCGCGGATGGACCCTCGCTTCGGGGTCTACTTCCCCCGCGGTCGCTTGCAGTTCTTCCCCGCGCGTGTCATCCCGGCGGCGAAACTCGAGCGCCAGATGGCCGAGCAAACGTTCGACGAGCTCGCCGGCGGGAAGCTCTTGGTGCAGGTGAAGCCGGGCGACGTGAAGACCATGATCGGGGTCACGAAGCGGGTCGAGGCCGTCGTTATGGCGCGCGAAGTGGCCGATGTCCTGAATCGTGCCAACGCCCTCTACTCGCGCCCCGAAGGGCTCAAGGCGATCCAGCGGGTCCTGATCGGCGCCAGAAACACTTGGGCGCGCTGGACCCTCTTCCCGTTCCCCGCGACCCACGTGCGAAACGGCGCCGGGAACGTCGTCAACAATCTTTTCCGGGGGCTCACCGATCCGCTCCGCTACGAGCAGATGGCTCGCGTGCAAACGAACCAAGCCCTCGAGCTCGTGACCGAGGCGGGCCAGGCGTTGACGACTCCCACGCTTCGGAGCGAGATGCTCCAGAACGGTGTCGTGGACGCGGGCTTCTGGTCGCACGCCGGCGGTGGGCGAGAGAACCAGCTTGACGAGGCCATCCGCACCGGGTTCGGCTCGAAGACGGGCTGGCGGGCCAGTTGGGACAAGTACGGCACTCCGGGCTTCATGCGGGCGGCGATGCGGACGATGGGCTTGGTCGAGAACAACGCCCGGGGTGCCCTCTACATCGACCGGCGGGTGAAGGGCGACACGCCCGAGCTCGCGGCGCGGCTGGTGCGGGACACGCTCTTCGACTACGACAACATGGTGCCCTTCGACCAGTTCACCCGCAACTACATCGCGCCCTTCTGGGGTTGGACCCGTCGCAACATCCCCTTCCAGGTCGAGCACCTCTTGAAGCGGCCGGGCTACTTCGCGACGACCGAGCGGCTGATCCGGCTCATCCAGGCTTCGAGCGACCCCGATGTCGAGGCGCTGCCACAGTGGGTGCATGAGTCGCTGCCCGTCCGGCTCTTCGAGACCCCAGATAAGCGGGGCGAGTTCCGCTACTTCCTGCTCCGCAACTGGCTCCCGTCGGCCGATCTCCAGCAGCTCTTCACGCCCGTCACTTCCTCGATCTCGATGCTGGCGCCTTGGCTCCGGCTGCCGATCGAGCGGTACTACAACTGGTCCCACTTCTTCCGCCGGCCGATCGAGCCACCGAGCGGCCAGTGGGGCACGTTCCTCGGGATGGAGATGCGGCGGAAGGACATCGAGGTCTTGAAGGCGATCCGGCTCCTCGCTGCGATCGACACGGTGATGGGACCAGGAGACAACGTGCGCCGGGACTCCTACCTGGAAGAGAACCCGTGGGGCCGGTTCCTCCAGAGCCCGTTCGGAATCGGCAAGCTGACGCGCGTGGATCTCTACCGCGAGTACCAGAAGGCGGGGGCACAGCACGAGCGGCTCTTGCGCGAGCTAAGGATTGCCCAGAAACGCGCCATGAAGTACGGTGACGAGGTGAACGCTCGCCACCTGGCGGAGCGGATCCGGGATGAAGCGGCGCGCCGTCCGACGGAGACGCGCGCTCTGCCGCCCCAGGTGTTCATCGGAGAGCCGTGATGCTGCGTGAGGAGTTCCTCGAGGCGGCCTACTCGATTGCCGAGGAGCATGGGGGCTCGATCACGTCTGGCCTGCGGTCCAAGTTGCGGAATCGCGTCGTCGGCGGGCACTCGCGGAGCCGACACCTGACCGGCTTTGCGGTGGACGTGGTGCTCGACGAGATGAGTGCAGAAGCGAAGCGGAAGTTTCAGGACGCCTTGATCGCGGCCGGGCTTCTGGGACTCGACGAAGGGGACCACATCCATGTTCAGCCCGTAGGGCCGTGGGGGAGGCCACCGGGATGATTGTTAACGGCTGGCTCCGGCCCTTGCTCATCTTCGCCGTCGTACTGATCGGCTGTCTTCTCGCGATCGGGTGGCAGCAAGAGAAGCGAGTCAAGGGTGTTTGGCTGCCGCGATTCACTCACATCGACTCGGCGTTGCTGACAGTCCGCAATCTGGCGGTTGTCGTCGATACACATGAGGTGCGGATCCAGAGGCTTGAGGATGCCGTATTCTCACCGTGAAGGGGTAAGGGTGTGGTCGCAGATCGTTGGGTGGAACGAACCGTTGCGGGCTTGGCGCTGGCCGGACTCGCTGCGTGGTGTCTTAAGATGGACAGCGAGGTCGTCTTGCTCAAAGTGAAGCTCGCAGAGTTAAGCGCCGGGACGAAAGGAGATTTGGCGCTTCTCACTGAGCGGATCGAGACCTCGAATCGAACGCTCTTCCGCATCGAAGAGCATCAACTGAACGTCCAGCGCGGCCGGTAACTGAAAGGAGCTTAAGTCACATGGAAAAGCCTTGGTGGAAATCACGGAGCGTGTGGGCAGCAGCATTGTTCTTCGGAAAGTCGCTGCTCGGGGATCTCGGCGTTCCGATGCCGCCAGTTCTGGATGCGATCCTGAACACCGTGAGTGGGGTTCTCGGAGCCGTCGGGGTCCGGGGCTTCGTGCTCGGCGCTGGCACTGGCAAGTCCGTCTAACAAAGGAGGCACGAAATGAATGGCATGAAAGTGCTTTTCGTTCTCTCCGCGCTTCTGACTCTTCTGGGCACTGCATCAGCAACCACCCAAATAGTCTACTATGCAGCAGATGATCTAGTGGAGCTGCCTGGGACACCATTCTGGATTCATCTGGCAGAAACCTATCACGTCGATCCTAGTTTGCAAAATCCATGCGGTTCGTGCACTACGGACAAGCCCGCTTGGCAGTGGTTCACGGATCGGACCAGCGGGAGTGGTTGTGGAAATGGTTTTGCCGAACTCCGCGAACTGTACGCTTGCGAGGATGCCATTCCTCAGTGGTTCAAGGTCGTTACCATTAGCGGCAACTGCTGGACCATCGAATCCTGTCCTTGATTCTCTAGCCAAAGGAGGCACGAAGTGAAGTCCATGTTCGTAGCGATCTCTCTACTTTTCCTCGCCACCGCCGCCGGCGCGACGGAGATCGCGCCCTACGGGGCGCTGACGCTGGATCGTCTCTCCGGCCCCGACGAATGGTCCACGGGGTTCGAGGTCGGAGCCGAGATCACCGAAGAACCCGTGGCGCTGGTCGCGAGCCTCACAAACCACGACATCCTGTCCGAGTCCGAAGCCTACCCCTGGTCCACGACGTTCCGACTCGGGGCGGGCGTCTACGATTCGGGCCATTCGATCCTCGGCGTGGATGTCACGCCCTTCGGGTTGGTCACTCTGAGCCGGGTCTCGGGTCCCGACCAGTGGTCCACCGGGCTCTCGATCGGACTCAAGTTCGACTTCAAGCCGATCTGGCTCCGCCTCGCCCACGACCGCCACGACATCCTCACCTCCGACAAGAGCGAAGCCTACTCCTGGGATTCGACGACGAGCCTGGCCGCGGGGATCTCCTTCGGCAAGAAAGAGGGTGGCAAGAAGGACGGATAGGGAGTAAGATCCGGCCGCGGGGCAGGGGATTTGTCCGCTTTCCCACCTGCCCCCGAGAGCGCCCTCTCCATGCTGCTAGAATCCACGGAGGGGGCGCTTCTTTTTGGCCTTGACTTTCGCAAGCCGCTTGCTTTAGGATGATGCCATGCGCCACCCCAAGCTCTCCGATCTCTATGATGTGAACGTGGTTACGGACTTCGGGCGCCGCCTCAAGATGGCCCTGGCCGCGAAGGGCTGGACCCAGGAGACCCTGGCGACGCTTGCCGGGCTCCGGCGGCAGACGATCTCCTGCTCGATGCGGGTGAGCTCGCCGAAGCCGGAGACGGTTGAGCGCTATGCCGCCATCCTCAGGATCGCGCCCGAAAGGCTCGACCCGTCCTATACGCGGCGGAAGGCGGTGGAGGTGAAACGTCGGGCGAGGAAGCGGCGGTTGGCCGAGGCGACGGCGGCGGCCCTGGGGAAGAAGGGGGATGGATGATCCAGGCGGGTTCGCTCGTCAACGCCTTCCTCGACGGCTGGCGCCTGTGCAACGTCCTTGAGGTCCGGTCGCCTGATGCGCTCGTCGAGTCATTGAACGGCCGCGACAGGCCGCGGCGCTGGGTGCCGATCGCGAAACTAGAGGAGTTACCGATGGGAAACGACGAAAAGACCGTGGTTCACGATTCGGTGACGGGCGAAGTGCTTGAGGAGACGCTGCCCGAGAAGGCACTTCTGCCGCTGATCCCATCTGTTCGGCTCGGAGTCGTGTCCGCCAACAGCGCCGGTGAGTTCGTGAAGGCTGCCGCCAGCGTGGCGACTGTGCTCGCCGAGATCATCGACACGAAGAACCTGTGGAAGTCGATCAGCGGCAAGCGCCATGTCATGGTCGAGGGCTGGACGACCTGCGCCGCGATGATGGGATGCTTGCCGCGCGAGGTCTCGAACGAAGGCCGGGACGGCATCTACACCGCGGTGGTCGAGCTGGTGCGGATCACCGATGGCGCCGTCCTCACTCGTGCGTCGGCCGAGTGCGGCGAGGATCCGCCCTGGAACAAGCGGGCGCTCTATGCTCGGCGGTCGATGGCGGCGACCAGGGCCACGTCCAAGGCATGCCGGCTCGCGTTCTCGTGGGTGATGGTGCTTGCGGGGTACGAAGCCACCCCGGGCGATGAGATGCCACCCGACGACGATCAGCCGCCCCCGGCGAAGCCAGAGCCGCAGAGCGGCAAAGCAACGGTGGCGCCGCACGTTTCCTACCAAGTCGAGCAGGATCAGCCCCCCACGATTGACCAACTCAAGCGGCTGCGCGCCCTCTGCGACAAAATCGGGATCCAGTTCGAGAAGTCCGGGCAGGAGGTCTGGATCCAGTTCCCGCCCGCCGTGTTCACCGCGGCCTGGGGTATGAAGGAGGCCCCGGCCGAGAACGCGCGTCTCAAGTGCGTGTACGATGGCGGGAAGATGCCGGAGTTGACAGCTCAGCGGCTCGAGCAGGCGCTCCGCTTCCTTGAGACCGCGAGCCCAGAGCACTTGGCGGAAGGAGTGCCTTTCTGATGATCCGAAGATTCTTCATCGCGGCCCTGGTCTTCCTCGGGGTGTTCCTGATCGCTCACGCTACCGGCCCTTGGATCGCCCGAGCGATGGCGCATCCCGTCGAGCAAGCACTCGATGAGGTCGTCAACGCGCGGGTCTACGCGGTGCTGGATTCGCTCGGGCTCCTGAACCTGCCGAGCCCGCCAGATCCGCCCCCGCCCCCGCCTCCTCCCCCGACCGAGCCGCCACCGCCGACACCCTCGGGCGAGCTCGAGGGGGGCTCGGCGCTCTCGGGAGCTTGGGCTGGCTGGCGCGGCCGGCACCCGATGGGCGAGAAGTTCGCCTCGGGGCCTGGCGGCGAGATGGTGATGGGCTCGAACACGCTCGCGGTCCGGGACATCTCGGTGGGGGCGCGCGGGTTCGTTGAGTTCGACGTACGCTACGAGACCGACACGCACCCCTGCTGCGGCGGCCAGCACCTTTTCTCGGTCACAAGCCAGACGGCTTGCCAGGGCGGCCCCTGCATCCCTGCCCTCGGCTGCCCCGAGGATCCCCTCTGCGGCTGGGTGCGGATGGACCATGGCGTCCGCACGGGTGAGATCGTCTCGACCCTCTACAACCCGGGGAGCGCCCGAAACGGCGCCACGCACACGCTCGTCGCTTGGAAACAGTGGGCACACGTGCGGCAAGAGTGGGACCAGACAGCCGGACGGCTCGTCGAGACGGTGAACGGGAAGCGGAGCGAGTGGACGTTGCCGCTGGATTCGCACCGCACCGGGCGCTTGCTGGTCTTCGGCAACATGGACCGCTACCCCGAGGGGGAGCCCCGCTGTGGCGGGCCTGGCCCCTGCGGGACCACGGGCAAGGTCTGGTACAAGAACCTGCGGTTCGGTCCCAGGTAAGGAGGAGAGGTCACATGTCCGTACTGCCGCGTGAAATCGACATCCGAACGGCCGAGGTCTTCCCCATGAAGGGGCCGATCGCCCTTGCGGCTCTCCACCTGGAGCAAGTCGAGGAGCGGGAAGACCAGGGCGGCTACTCGGTGAGCGAGGCCCAGGTCCAGGAGGAGCTCGATCGGATCTTCGGGCCGGATAACGCCCGGGGAGCCGAGTACATCTCGCAGCTCGTCCTCTGGATGAGGAACACGGAGGAAGCGGCCGAGATCCAGGGGGCGCTCGCGAAGCCGCACCAGGAGGAGGCCGACCGCCATATCCAGCGCTCGAAGGCGCTCGGGCGGCGGGTGGAGTGGCTCCGGGGCCGGCTCGCGATTCTCGTCGCGGGACAGGGCGGCCGCTTCTCGGACGGGATCCACAAGGTGCACACCCGCACCCACGCCAAGGCGCAGCTCCTCGGGGTGTGCTCCCGCCACGAGGGCGAGCATCACGAGCATGAAACCTGCGGCTCGACGTTCAAGCCGGCGGACGACCTGCCGGCCGCCTTCGCCCGCCTCAAGATCGAGCCCGACCGCAAGGCGATCACGGACGAGCTGCTACGCCTCGAGGGCGAGGGGAAGGCGATGCCGCGGTGGGCGCAGCTTGTCCGCAAGATCGTGGCTGTCGTGCGATGAGCATCGTCAATCCAATGACGGGTCAGGTGTTCGAGGCATGGGACTTGCCCAACGAGACGCGCTTGCCGGACGGTCGAATCCTGCACGGTAAGCCGTGGGTGGGCTGGAATGGGCTGTTCGGGCAAATCTACACGTCAGCGAATGGTCTCAAGTCGATCGTGACCCGCGACACCACACCCCACGACGGCCCGCTCTGGCACCTGTCGGCGAGCTACAGTCACCGCCTACCTTCCTGGGAGGACATGCGAGACCTGCGAAACGCCCTGCTGCCACCGAAGCTGGACTTCATGCTCGTTCTGCCAAGGGACGGCGATTACGTCAACCTGCACGAGTACTGCCTGCACATCTGGCAATGCCCGCGCGGATGGAACGTCCTATGAGGCCGAACCCGCTGCTCATCCACTTGGGGCCGGAGCACCGTGAGCTCTTCACGGCGGGTCACTTGATCGCTCCGGCCGAAGTGGACATGGTAGACCTGCGAGGCCAGTGGGATCAGGGCTTTCGAGACTTCGCTGTGAGCCTGGATGCTGAGATCTACGCCTACCTCCAGGTCTTCACGTCGCCAGCGGCCGAATGGGCGCGACCGCTCCCGGCCCAGTTTGCGGCGATGGATGCGCTGCCCCGAATCCCGCTCGTCAGGGCGTGGGCAATGGGTCGGGAGGCGATCGACTGGCCCCGGGTGGGGCTTCCTGTCGCCCTGGCCGAGACTCCTCCACTACCCGTCACGGGTTACTTCCTTGACAACTTCTTCCCCGACCTTGAGCCGTGGATGTTCGGGGAGGCGAGCTGGACCGCAGTGCCCTCGCTCGGCCCGGTCAAGCGGCGGGCCTACGCGGCGAGGATGCGGGACTTCGAGCGGACCCTGTTCGCGGGAGGCCGGATCCTGAATGGTCGCCCGGGCTTCATGCCGGCATGGTCCCGGAGCTGGGTGATGGTCGAGCGAGCGGCCGCGCGCGTGGTCGAGGCCGTGGCGCTGGTCGAGAGCTCAACCCGGACCATCCTCTCGATCCCGGCCGAGGAGACCTGGAACATCGCGTGGGTGCTGAACCAGTGGACCAGTCGCCCAGGGATCGGGCTTTCCTTCACTTCGGACTCGGAGGAGGGGCTTTCGAGTGCGGCGTCGATCCTCGCCTATGAGCGGGCGATCGAGCATCGGAAAGCAGGACTGAAAGGAGCGGAAATCTAATGCCACTGTACGAAGTCGCGATTCTCGAGCTGCCCACCAAGAACGAAGCGGAAGATGGGAAAGGGGATCGCTTGGTCTTCGGCCCCAAGGCGATCGTCGCCAAGGATCCTCAAGGTGCCGCGATTGCTGCGGTGCTCGACGGAGGCGCCCCGATCGCCGTGGACCGCAACCGGATGCAGGTGCTTGTCCGCCCTTTCGGGTAATCCCTGAGGAGGAGAAGCTCCGGCAGCAGGAGCTCAAGACTCGCCTCAGGGACAAGCACCAGGAGGAAGGACCCCTGATGATGGCCGGCGGCCCAATGATGGCCGGTATCAGTCCTTCGGGCGGCAACTTCTACGTCACCTCGACCACGGGGCGGACGTCTTCCTTCTCAGGGAACCAACTCGGAACTATCGAATAAAGGGCTACATCGCAGGGGTGGCGGGTAGGGTGACGGGTGGGGTGTAGGTCACCTTGGCCGCTCGTGACTCCCCCGGCGCTCCGCTCGCGGTCGGGGCTCGGTGGGACGGGGGCGCGGTCAAGGAAGAGGGCCGGAGGCTCGCCAAGGCAGGCGGCTCCGGCCCTCAAGGTTTGAGGGTGGGATCAGGCGTCAGCTTCCTGAGCTTGACCGGCACCTCGTCCTCCGCAAGCCTGGCGCGTGGGTGGCCCGTCAGGCCTTGGTTGTCCCGGCGGACCTGAATCCCGATCCAGAGCTTCCCCTGGTAGGCGGCGTGGAGAACCCGCCAGATTCGATGCGCGACCTCGAGCGTGGGCTCGCGGCGGGCACGCTCGATCTGCTGGATGGTGCCGGCGGTGAGCCCGCAGAGGGCGCCGAGCTCGCGTTGAGTCAAGACCGGACTGCATGCGCGGCGAGCCCGCACCAGCCAGGTGCGGAAGGCATCGGGCGAGGGGATTCGCCACTTAGCATCATAGCGCCCGGTGGCGATGGCGCGCGGCGGGTTGTAGAGCGGTGGGCGCTTCGGCCTCATTCCTCTTCCATCGTGCACATGGGCGGCCCGTGGTAGCCGTGGCAGCCGGGGCAGAAGGGCAGCAACCCTTGCGGGTCCTCTTCTTCGTCCTCGGCCTCCGGGTCCTCTTCCTCTTCGTCCTCTTCCTCGCGGTTGCACTCGCTTTGATGCTCGGCCGTGCAGGCTTGGCAGTAGTGCATGCCGCAGGACGAGCACTCTTGGACGTCCTCTTGATGATCCTCAGCGCAAAAATCGCAGAGCGTGAGCAAGGCTACGTCCCCCCTTCCTTCTTGGCGTAGTAGTCGAGCACCAGGCCGATCAGGGCAGCCGCGTCCGCCGGCGCCAGGTCGGATATCTCCAGCTCGGCGCGGGCATGGTAGCCCGCGTGGGTGCTGTCGATCCAGCGGGACCTGGTGTGCGCCTTGGCCGTGATTCGCACCGTCGGACAGCAGGTGCAGTCGTTGCCACCCGGCACAGTCCCGGCAGTCCGGTAGGTGCCGCTGTCGTTGTCCGCATCATCCCATCGGCTTTCGGCGCCAAGTTTCTCCCGCAGGGATTCGATCGTCTCGCGGGCTACGTCGGCGGCCTCGCGCCAATCCGCCCGCTCGGCGCAGATGAGTGCATGCTGGGCCAAGTAGGCCCCGAGTTGCAAGCGGTTGGCGAGCGAGAGAGCGGCGACCGCTGGGAGACGATCGAGCGCGCAGGTGATCGGCTTCCAGTCCTCGGTAGGGTAGCAGCCCTGGGGCCAGGCATAGCTCACGCGAAGTCGGCCCTCGCTCTCCCGGCACCAGAGCGAGGGCAGGCCCTCCGGCCCCGGTATGCTCGTAAACCCTTCGATGAGCCGGCCGGGGAGCGTGATCGAGAAGCGCCCCGAGGGGTGAGTGACCAGTACGCCGCCGAGACGCCGCGCGAGCGCCTCGGCAATCGCTTCCGCTCCGGTGGCGGTGGCGGGCGGGGGCGTCATCGGACGATCATCCCATCGAGCGCGCGTGAGACAGCGCGGAAGCCGGGCAGGGTGAGCGTGGCAAAGATCCAGACAATGACCGCGCCGGCGGCCACGTTCAGGAAGAGAGCCCAAGCTTTCATGGCGTCATCGCTCCTTCTAGGGTCAGGTCGTTAAGGTCCTCGGTCTGCGTGATGTCGAAGACGGGCACCATCACGTAGCGCATGCCGCGGGATGAGGTCTCGCCGGGTTCAAGGTTAGGATCCTCGGCTTTCCGCGCCGGCGCGAAGATGTAGCCGCAAGCGTGCTCGCCGGCGCACACGGCCCGCCCCGCCTTCTGCCATTGCCTGTAGCCGCCCACCTGAGCGCAAAGGCGCCCGGTCTGGTGGGCGAGGAACACGGTATTGAAGACCGAGAGCGGTCGGCCCTCGGCGGTGACGGTGCCGGCGGCCTCGGCAAGAGCTGAGCGCTCGGCGTCGGACATGGCGGCGACCTTGTCGGAGACGGCGCGGAGCCCCGCCCGCCATTCGGCGACTTCTTCGGGTGAACGTTTGGAACGCATCGCTTTCCCTTTCCCCCGCCGGCCATCATCGGGCGCGGTTAAGGCGGGGATTCCCCGCGCGACAGCGCCCCCGCGGGCGCCGTTTCGGCCTTAGACCGGGAGCCGCCCTTGGCCTCCGGGCAGGGCACCCGCCGCGCGGCCGCCGATCGTCATAGAGTCGGCACACGTCCGGCCGGCGGCCCGAGCCGAGCCATCCACTTGACCGTAACGGACGCTGCTCGATCGGTAGTGGATGCCGGCCAGCGTTCGCGCGGCGGTCATCGCTTCGCGGTGTCTGAGCCGGGCGTGGATGAGGGCGGACTCCACCTTGACGAGTGCGACCCCGCGCGCGGCAGCATCCTCGGCAAAGGAAGCCCGTGCCGCCTCGACGGCTGCCCGTAGCCGCTCCCCGATCCGCTCGACGGCGCCCTCCCGGAAGCTCCGCCCGTAGACGGCGCCCATGCCGCGCGCGGCGCGGGCCGCGGCCTGGTCCACTTGGCGGGCGATCAATGGGAAGAGATAGCGCACGGTGTCCACGTCCGCCGCCCGCCCGACCATGTGCAGCGTGATCTTAGGCGGTGTCCAGCCGGGGTCCTTGCGGTAGATCCCGCGTGAGTGCTCGCGCCCCTTGTAGGGAGCGCACCCGTTCGCCTTGGCTAGATGCCAGGCCAGGGACCAGCGCCAAGCCGGAACCGTTTGCCGGCCGAGCTCGCCTACGGGGTCCCCGCCGTTGCCCGTCGCGACCATAGGACCAGGGTCCGCCTCCGGGTCCGATTCGTCCAGCATCCCCGAGTCGAGGCTGTATCGCGCCATGACTTCTTGGGCTTTGCCGGCGGCCGCGGCGGCCTCCTCCGGCGTGCCCGCCTTGTCGGCGAGTCGGAGCAGAGCTGCCGCCCGCCGCCTTGCCTCTTCGATTCTCATGTCCGCTTTCCTTTCCTTTACGCGCGCACCAGGACGGTCTCGGCGTAGGTACCCTCGCGCATCGTCTCGCCGGCGGCCATTGGCCAGACCTCGCACCAGTCGCGCGCCTCGGACACGAGACGCACGGCCGTCACTCCCTCGGGGTTGCGGGCATAGGCGAGCAACGTCCGGCGAGCCTCAAGGTGAGTCATGCCGTAATGCTCGAAGTCCAGCTGATCCCCGCTCCAGACCTGCACGGTCCAGCGCTCGTCCTGAGATCGGTTCCCCCCGCAGCAGTTCTCGCCGCAGATCGGTCCTCCAGTATCCTCTTCCATCATCCTCTCCCTCTCTACCAGTCGCCAAACGTACAGACCGGGCCGCAGCCCGACTCCAGGCAATCATGGGGCTGGATCGGCCCTGAGAGCGGCCGGAGCCTCGACCACCGCCGCGCCGGCGCCCCGGCCAGAAGCTCATCGCACCGCGGGCATCCCGGGGTCAGTCGCCCCCAGAGCGGCCCGCCGCAGCTATGCTTCGTCCTGTCTGTCCGCTTCATCGTTCCCGCACCTTGCGCCAGCCTAGATACTCGCGCAACAGCTTGGCGTGCTCGCTCCCGCCGCGCCACTCAGCTAAGGCGATTGCTTGTCTGACCGCCGCCAGCGCCCGGCCCGTCCACGTGTTCCTCATTCCGCTTTCCTCCCTCCACCTTGCCGCCCGGGCCTGCCCCGAGCAACCAATAGCAGCCTATCAAGACCGTTGATGCGAGTCAAGTCAAATCGCTGTCAACGAAATGTGAATTCGGCGTTAACTCCTTCGCCTTGGCATGGCCCTTGCTAGAGACAGAGACTACACGGAAGTATCTGACGACAAACCACTGTGACCTAAATGCCACACTCCGCATATGAGTGGTCAGGAGTTGGCCGGCCGGGTTCTTACCACCTTCCGGCCTGGGAGTGGGGGGGCTTCGTGCGAGGGCTCGGCTCGACTCCTACGGTCGCCACCCTCCGGCTCTGGCGCCACTGGGGTAGGGCTACCCCCTGCCCCGACCCCCGGGGGAGCCCAAAGGAAGGCCGGTACCCCCTGGGAGCTCTTGGGACTCCAGCGACTTCTCGGGGGAGATTCGGGGGATTTTTCTTGGGGGTAGGTGTAGAAGGGGGTGGACGGAGGGGTGTGGGAGGGTGTAGGAGGGAGAGGGGGGGAGCTGGCCCTAGCGGGTAGGGCCAGAGGAGCGAGGACGCTCCCCGCTCCACGGTGGTGCTCCGGAAGAAGATATTATCACTCCGGAACCCTCCCGCCGTCCCCAAGTGTGAGCCTCTGGAGAGGGGTTGTCAAGGGGAAAGGTGAAGCGGGAGAGAATGGTGTAACGTGGGGAGAGATCGTGGGATAAACCGCTTTCCTGGGGTCTGCGGGGGGTGTGGTGCCGTGGTGGGGGTGGGTGAAGGGATGCTGAGCGGGGAGAAAGGGCATTGGGTGGTGAAGCATAGGGTGTGCCGGGAGTTTCCTCGGGCTGATGGGAGCATGTCCACGATGTCCTCCATGTCCACCGGGGACTCCCTGGGCCGGGTGCTCGCGTCGCTCGAGGCCGTGGAGGCGGATGAGGCTCATCGGCAGGCCCGAAGGGTGGAGCGCCAGGAGCCGGCAGGGGCACGGCGTGGGGATGGGGATCGGGAGTGGCCACCGGGGGCGATTACGAGCCTCACGGGAGAAGTCGTGAGCTGGAAGCCGGGGACCGAGGCCGAGCGCCAGGCTCTCGCGGGCCCCCCACCGGGGGGTGTGCGAATGGTCGAGCCGGGGGTTTCGGGACGGCGAGGACGACGGACCTGAGCCGAAGGAGGGAATCGGATGGGAAAGCAGAAGGATAGGATCTACGAGGAGCAGAAGCGGGTCGCTGATGCGATGGAGCAGCTCCAGCGGCGCTTCGGTGCGCTCTCGAACCACGTCATGGACAGGATGGAGCTCGGGCCGAAGCCGGAGACGGCCGGGGAGGTCAGGGAGGCACCCTCGGAGCTGGCGGGGCAGGTGAAGGCGCTTGCGGCTCTCGAGAGCCACGAGATCGACGCCCTCAAGCGCCGGGTCCATGACCTGGAGCACAAGCGGGACCTGACCATGAACGAGGTGAACGACCTCCGCCGCGCCACCCGGAAGGTCGAGGAGCTCGCCGAGCAGCTGCACTCGATCCAGGCCGTAGTGAACGTGGACATCCCCACCATTCTCGCTGGCGTGAAGGACCACTCGGACCGGATCCAGGCCCTCGAGCGGCGATGAACTCCTGCCCCTGCTGCGATTGGCCCCTCAACACCCTCTTCCCGCCCTTGATCTGGGTGCCGGGGAAGCCAGTGACCTGGGGGCTCGGGAAGTCGCCGGCCGGGGTACGGGTGGCGCCACCGGACCTCAAGGCCTGGCAGAAGGCCCTCTGGGCGGGCTGGCATTCCCAACCCCGCCGCCCCGTCGAGGGGCCGGTCTCCCTCTTCATGCGCTTCCACGCCCGTTCCTCCCGCGCCGACCTGACCAACTTCTTGAAGGGCGCCGAGGACGGGTTGAAGCACATCGCCTTCGGGGATGACTCCCGGGTCTACCGCGCCGTCGTCGAGAAGGAGCCCGCCGAGACCCCGGACGAGGAGGGAGTCGCCTTCCAAGTCTTCCCTTACCGTGGCAACGTGTTCCCGAGTCACCTGGGCGGGGGCCAGAAGGCCCCCCGGAGCCCCGCCCTGCGATCGGATGTCCGCCGCGCTCGCGGTCGCCCCGCGGGCAAAGCGGCTCCGGCCGCAGGTGGTGCCTGAGATGGGGTTACGCCTCGTTACCACACTCTCAAGGCTCCTGGCCGAGTCGCACTCGGTTCGGCCCCCGCCCCGGGTCTCTCTAAGGAGGGGATCGGATGGCTGAAAGAGACACCGATCGGGAGCGGTCGCTCTCTTCCCACGAGCTCCAGAGCTTCGTCGTCTCCCTCTACGGGGAGCTGGCGAAGAAAGAGGACTTCGACCAAATCGAGGCCTGGCAGCGCAAGCCAGAGGACTTGCTAAAAGCAGTCCTCGTCGGCATGGACATTCTGTCAGCCGCCGCCCACTCGAACGCCGCCCACTTGAAGGCTACCCTCCAGACCCAGGCGACGGCCTACCCCGACCGCGTGGCGGTCCTCGCCGGGGTGTTGAAGCTCTCGGTCCTCGCCAGCTACTACATCGCTTCCACCCTAGACACCGCGATCGAGCCCGGCCTCATCTTCACGCCTCCCCCGCCGCCCGGGAAGTCGAACGGCGGCCTCCTCCATTGAAAGGAGCCTCGATGAACCCCTGGATCACCCTCGCGATCGTTCTCTCCGTCACCTCCCTCTGGGCGCTCGCCATCCTCGCCGGCCGCGCCGAGCGAAAGCTCGACCGGGCGATCGGCGAGCTCGTGCGGATGCGAATCGAGATCGAGCGCGTGTCGGGCGGGGGCTCGACTCCGATTCGGGAGCAGGACCTCTTCCTCGCTGATGTCCTCGCCCCGCCCCCCGAGCCGCGGCGGCGGGAGAAGCCCCAAGACTTGACCGACGAGCACGAGTACCGCCTCACGCTCGAGGGTAAGACGCCGGATCTGCCGGATGCGCGATGAAGCGCTGCATGGTCCGCACCACCAGGGGAAGCCGCTGCAAGGCCACGGCCCCGACCTACGAACGCATCGCCTACGTGACCCTTCCGAACGGCGAGGAGCAATTCACCACGCTCCCCGTCTGCACCCGGCACTTCCATGCGCGCTGGTTCACCATGTGGATACCGAGAGGAAAGCGATGATCGAGCCCCTAAAGGTCCAGACCCGCTGCCGCTCCTGCGACGCACGGGTGATCTGGACCCGAACGGAGAACGGGAAGAAGATGCAGGTGAACGCCGATCCAGTGGCGTCTGGCAACCTGGTGCTGTCTGGCGACCCTGAGCACCCACTCGCGCGCGTCGTCACCCGGGACGAACAGGCGGCGAATCTGCTCAAGTTCTACGTCAGCCACTTTGCCACCTGTCCCGATGCCAAGACCTGGAGAGGGAAGCACCGATGACCAACTACAGATCGAGCCTCGCCTTCTACTCGGAGATCCGGGACGAGTTCCTCGGCGGCAAGTCGGTGCGCCAGATCGCGCTGGAGCGCGGCATGGAAGGGGTCGATGTCCTCGAGTTCCTCCGCTGGCTTGCCCGGGAGTACGATGTCGAGCGCCAGATCCGCACCGATCAGGTACTCTCGAAGCTCATGGCGGCCGCGGAGGAAATGGCCGCGAGGGTGCTTCACTTCGCCAAGGGCGCTCCGACGGGTGTCGAGATGCTCAAGACCCTCCGCGGCGAGCTGAACCAGATCCTCGCCACCTACAAGGAGCTCTCGACGGCCAACGAAGCCTATGTGGAGCACAAGCGCCGAGTCGGGAAGGCGCGGCAGGTGCGTACCAACGCGGCCGCCGAGGAAGAGATCGAGGGTGTGGCGGCGCAGGTGGCCGGAGGCGGGCTCGAAGCGATGATCTTCGCTGACCCGCCGAGTCGCCCGAGAAGGAAAGAGAAGCCATGAGCGCCGACCGTGACCTGGCGATCGCCCGCGCTGTACGTAATCAGATCCGCGTCCACTTCTCTGATGCGCTTCGTTTCGGTCACGTTGGAAGCGGCGTCAAGAGAGAGATTGCCAGCACGTTCAGCGACGATGTCCTTTACCACATCATCGCCGAGGTCGATGTGTTGCTCGGGGGTTTCGGTTCGAATCTAGGGCATCCAGCGGGAGACCTAGATACTCCTGCTCCGCTGGAAAGTGTGGCGGCCGAGCCCCCGAGCGATCAAGCCGACAACGTAGTCCGAGGTGAGTGGAAGGAGATCGTGGTCGAGATGGAGGAAGGTGCGCGGATGGCCCGCCGCGAGGAGCACGCGCGGGCGGTGGCGATCATCGTGGCCTGTTCTTGGGTGGACCCAGGGCCGCTGGGGCCGTGCTGGTGCGGCGATGATCTCTACCAGCGGCCACCCGAGGCGCAGAACGATCACGAGGATAATTGCGCAGCTGCTCGAGCCTACTGCGAGGAGAAGCCATGACCGGCGCAGAGGCTATCCACAGCGAAACCTATGGGCGTGCGGTATACAACGCACGATGGGCATGTTGGAAGGCGTGTTGTGGACAGGTGAAGCCTACCAATGACTGTAAGAATCCCGCGCTGCACCAAGCGATAAGAAATCTAGACCGAGCCTGGTACGCATTCAGCAAGGAAAAGCCATGACCGACCGTGAGCGTGGCGAGCAGTGGCTAGCCCAGGAGTTACGGCAAACCTATATCTCTCGCGAGCATTGGCGCGAGGCTGAAGAGTGGGAGGAGCTGGCTCGCATCGCCTGCGACTTCGCCGAGCGGCTGGCGGCCCTTGCGCTGAACGAGACGCGCCCGCGGCCGTACAACAAGCCGCTCCCCTGGGCCGAGGCGATGGCGGAGGAGAAGCCATGACGACGCACGATATTCTCTTGGTCGTCGCTAGTGAGCGGGCACGTCAAGACGCCAAGTGGGGCGAGCAGAACCACGACGACCTCTACTGGCTCGGCATCCTCATGGAGGAAGTCGGGGAGGCGGCCAAGGACGTGATCGAGAACCGTTCTCCACACAAGGAACTGATCGAAGTTGCTGCCGTTGCCGTAGCATGGGTTGAGGCGATAACGCGGCGGAAGAAGCCCGCGCCCGAAGAGCCGCAGTCGCTAGGAGACGCATGAAGCTCGGGCTCGATGACTACCGGGCCAGCGCCGAGCGCTTCATCGGCGACTGCCTCAAGATCCGAGACAAGGACTCGGCCGTCGTGCCGTTCTTCCGCTCCGAGGAGTTCCCGGCGCAGCGCCGATTCATCCAGCTCGTCCAGGAGGAGCGGGACCTCGGGCGCCCCGTCCGCATCGTTGGATTGAAGCCGAGACAGGTCGGGCTCACTTCCGTAGCCGGCGCCCTCATCTATCACGCGACCGCTCTCTTCCCCCAGGTCGAGAGCCGGATCGTTTCCGACTCGCTCGAATCCGCTCAGGCCATCCACCAGCGAAACGAGGTCTTTCACCAGAAATCGCCGCTCATGTGGCAGCCCATGCTCGCGCGCTCCTCTCGCCGCGAGATCCTCTTCGATAACCCCCGCCGGTCGAAGCGCCGCGATCGGCCCGGCTTGGGGTCGAGGATCCTCGCCGAGACCGCGAAGAACGCCAACCTCGGCCGCTCACACACCATCAACAACTTCTTGGGCTCCGAAGTCGCCTACTGGAAAGACGGGCTCGAGCGCGCCCTCGCCATCATGAACGCGGTCCCCGAGAAGCCCGGCACCCTCGTCGTTCTCGAATCCACCGCCAACGGGGTCGGCGACTACTTCCACGAGATGTGCTTGAAGGCGATGAAGCCGGGCTCGGCCTGGCGGTTCTTCTTCTTCTCCTGGCTCGAGCACCCCGAGTACGTGCGCGAAGAAGACGCGGAGTACAACGCCGAAGCGCTCGACGAAGAGGAGGAGATCCTTCGGACGGTGCATGGCGCGACTCCGGCGCAACTCACCTGGCGCCGCTACACGATCGCGAACAAATGCGGCGGCCTCGCTGAGAAGTTTCACCAGGAGTACCCGACGACCCCCGAAGAGGCCTTCATCACCTCGGGCCGCCCCGCCTTCAACTACGCTCACCTCCAGATCCAGCGCGCCAAGCACCTCCGAGTCGGGCGCGCGATCAAGCTCACGCTCGTCGGTGACAACGCGCAAGGCCCCGTCATCCACGCCGAGGCCAACGAGAAGTCGAACCTGATCGTCTACGAGCCGCCCAAGTCGGGCCACCTCTACGTCTTCGGCGCCGACCCCTCGAAGGGGCTCGAAGAGGGCGACTTCCAATGCGGCGAGGGGGTGGATGTCTTGACCCAGGAGCAGGTCTGCGAGTGGCACGGGCTCCAAGACCCCGCTGTCTTCGCCGACGAGCTCTTCCTTGCTGCCGCTTGGTACAACCTCGCGATCCTCGTCGTCGAGAAGAACGGCGAGGGCATCAACGTCCTCTCGCGGCTCGTTGCCCGCCAGTATCCGCGCCTCTACGCCGAGGAGGAATGGGACTCGGAGAAGAACCGGGTGGCGCACAAGCGGGGCTGGCACCAGGATGAGCAGAAGAAGCACCTCATCCTCTCGGAGCTTAAAAACGGCATCAACCCCGTCGTCGGCCGCCTCAAGATCCGCTCCGAGCGCCTCATTCACGAGATGGAGATCATGCGCCGGGACCGACTCGGGAAGTACGGGGCGCCCAGGGGCGACCACGACGACCGCGTGTCCGGGATGGCGCTCGCCTACTACGTCGCCCACACCGAGGCCGTGACCCTGGAGCAGATCGAGCGCGCCCCGACCTTCGACACGATCTACACCCGGGAGCCGCTGCAGCGGCGCCTCCGCCGGCGAAAGCAGGAGGAGTCGGGTGCGGACGCTCCCTACTGGACCACCTAGCGAGAAGGAGACGAAATGGAGAAGGAGATCGGGCGCGTGATCCCGCTCGGCGGCGACGAGCAGGGCACCATGGTGGAGCTACCGACCATCATGGACGGGAAGATCCGCGCCGACGCCATGGTCGCCGAGGTCATGCGGAACCAGAGAGACAAGCCCGACCTGCCCGACGAGGCGATTGCCGCCCTCGAGCTCCCGGGTCGCCGCCCCGAGGGCATCACGATCGAGATCGACTCGACCGAGCGCCACATCATCGTCCACTTCAAGGGGAAGGTGGTGGCGGTGCTCCGCTGGGCGCGCTCGGTCGGGAAGTTCCTCGTCAAGCGCCACCTCCAGGCCGAGAAGGGGGTGCAGACGAACCAGCCCGTCCAGTACTTCACCAACCTGGTCGGCGTGTGGGCGATCTGTCGCGAGTACGGGATCTCGGTCTCCGAGTTCCAGCAAGCCTTCCGCGAGATGCCGCCGCAGGTCCAGTGGACCTTCGAGCAGTGTCCGTGGCACTCGATGGACTGCAAGCTCGTGATGGCGGGCGACCCGCAATCGACCGCGGTGCCCGACATCGCCTGCCGGACCTGCAAGGCCCGGTTCGGGATGGACGAGAAGGGTGCTCTCGCGCTCAAGATGAAAGGCGAGGATCCCCGGCCATCGCTACAGGAATCCGTGCCCGACATCTTCGCGAAGCCGCCCCCGGAACCGAGGTTTACGGCCCCATCGGCTCCCTTCGCCGAGGATTTCCGGCGCTACCGCTACGCCACACAGAGCCGTCTCTCGCAGCTCGCCGACTGTGGCCTCGACTCCTGGGAGGCGCTCGCCCAACACGGAGCGACCTATCTCCGCTCGAAGCTCGGGTGGAAGAAGGCCCACGCCGACGAGTTCGAGGCCATCGCCAAGGAGAAGATCGGGCACTGATGCCGCGCACCTTCGATTTTTGCTGCGACGCCTGCGGGTATACGTTCGAGGTATTCGGCTGCGAAGTGGGGCAAGCACGTGCCCCCTGTCCCCGCTGTCCGAAGATGCCGTTATCAGCCTCGCGCGTCTTCCTCGCTGGGAGCTGGACCCAGCACGGGACGGGGATCTTCCGCCCGGGCTACGACGTTGCGCTCGGCGGCTACGTCGGATCGCGTCGTGACGTGGCTCGGCTGGCGCGGAAGCGCGGACTGGTGCGGAAAGAAGACGTGACGGTCGCGAGCCGGCGCGAATACCCGGGTGTGGAGGAGTTCGAGCGGGCGCTCTCTGAGCTCCGACCGAGCGAGGTCGAGAAGCACCGTGAGGCCCGCGAGCATATGGAGTACGAGGAGCGGGCGGGGCGGGCGGAGCCGTTGACCGATCCGGGGAGCGAGGAGTAGGGTCCGGCCGACAAGAAGGGCGGCACCCCTTTCGGGATACCGCCCCGCCCGTTGCTAACCCTCGGGAGGTCGCATGGAAGAGCCTACCACACCCGCCAGGCCCGTCAAGAAGAATCCTCGCTCCGGGAAGCTGCCCTGGTTCCCGTTCTACCCTGCCGACTGGCTGGCCGATGCCCGGGTCGCGGCCATGTCGCTCGAGGAGGAGGGGGCCTACATCCGGCTCATCTGCTTCTGCTGGCGGGAAGGATCCATCCCAACCGACCCAGCTTCACTGGCCAGACTCCTCAAGGTGGACGAGGCCCAGGTGGCCAATATTTGGTCGGCTGTGGGTCCATGCTTCCAGTCCGACGGAACGCATCGCCGACTCGACGCCGAACGACGTAAGCAGCGCACCTTTTCTGCACTCCAACGAGCCCGCGTGATGAAGCGCTGGGATACCGGATCTCGCAAGCCCAAAGAAACAAACAACATCACGGTATCGTCCGGTATAAATCCGGTATTACCGGATGGATACTCTGCATCTGCATCTTCAGAGGGGAGGGGAGCGGGGTCTTCCTCTGAGATGGAGATCCAGAAGCTAGCAGGGAACCCTGACGAAAGCGGACCTGCGGTCCGGCCAGAAATTAGCCGCTCGTTTCGGAAGGAGCTGACCCGAGAGGAGCGCTCCCTCGCCACCCAGGCCACCACCACCATCGACTGGCTCAGGGCTCACGGCTTCCCGGACGCCGGTAGGTGGTGGGGGCGGGCGAACAAGACCCGGGACTACCGGGCGATGGTCGAAACCCTCGAGCAGCTCCAACGCGCCCTCCAAGCCGGTCCGGTCGAATCCCCGTGGGGATACGCCGAGACCACCTACGCGGAGAAGCGGGCGAACCACGGGGCGCGGGCCGCCGAGGCCGAGAGTTTCGCCCGCCGCGATCCCTCACGCCGGGAGAACCCCCATGTCTAGCTGCAAGCTATTGCCAGCCGAGGAGATACTGATCGGCCGCGAGAAGATCCGCCACGTCATGCCCCAATGCCACGTCCAGCGCTACGAGCGCCGCGGCGACACGCCGGTGGAAACCAACGCCGAGATGGACCGGCAGAAAGCCATCGGAAAGGACTGGCAAGCGTCGTGGTCCAACAGCGACTACGGGCGCTTCCGCATCGACTTTGCCCGTCGCGTCGCCCGAGACCGCATGCCAGCCGCCGAAGTCGTCCGCTACCTCACCGAGAACCAGTCCTCCTGGCCGGCCTACGACTTCACCGACGACCTCGCCTACTGGCAGGCGATGGCCGATGGTCACGTCGTCTGCCCGGTCTGCCACGAGGACCTCGGCCCACCCCCGCCCTGCGGCTGTGGATGCCAGGGAGCCCCGCCAAGGGTAGCAGGCTGGCGGACCCTGGCTCCCACCATGCCCCCGCCGCCAAAACGCGCCCCAGAGACCGCGGAGGAAGTTTTCTCTTGAACCCCCACGAGCGGTAGGCGTATATGCTCCTGAACAGCAAGATCCGTGCCCGGGAGGGGCGCCCATGAGGCGCAAGGGGGTGCTTCGGTGGGCGAGGGGCCACCTCCCGGGCTCGGCCTTGGGGGCCGTAGATGCCGCTCACGATCGACGCCCGCGTGGGCAACCAGACCGGCAAGGAAACCAAGCAGCACCGCGACTCGAGCCCGCTTCGGCAGCTCGTCCTCGCCGACCCCGAGGACCAGGACCGGATCGTCCAGTGGTCTGACCAGCTTTTCGACCTCACCTACCGCGCCCGCCAGCCCTACCAGGACGCCTGGAGCGACTTCTACGATTGGGCGCGCGGCAACCAGTGGGACCCCCGCCGGCCGCCCTGGCGCTCCCACTTCAAGTCCAACTACATCTTCGCCGCGGTGATGAGTCGCACCGCCGTCCTCACCGACTCCCGCCCGATCATCCGCGCCCGCCCGAGGACCGAGAAGGATCTTGAGGTCGTCCAGGAGGAGGTGAACCCGCTCCTCGAGTTCCTCTGGGAAACGCAGCGGATGGACGCCTCCTTCGCCGAGGCCGTCGCCGGCGCCGTCATCCTCGGCACCTACTACTTGAAGCCCTACTGGGACCCCACGCTCGCCCAGGGAAAAGGCGACGCTGCGACCTCGATCGTCGATCCCTCGACGGTCTGGAACGACGGCGGTGCCCTCGCCGTCAACGGCCCTGACGGCGGCGAGTTCATCTTCCACGTCGAGCCTCGCTCGCTCGAGTGGATCGAGCGCATGTTCCCCGAGCGCGGCCACGAGGTCGAACCCGAAGACATCCCGATGGACTTCTTCGGCGGGGCGCGCACCTACCGCCGGGCGCTGAACCGGATCCCGGTCGATGAGAAGCCCTGGATCCGGAACCTGCCGATCATTGGACCCTTGTTCGGGCGCCGGGGTCAGCAAGCCGATCAGATGGCGGACTCCGATATCCCCCGTGCCCTCGTCTTCGAGCTCTGGGTGCGCGATGGCAAGGTCGATGGCTCGGACGAAGACGGCTACAGCGAGCGCTACCCGCGCGGCCGGCGCATCTGCTACGCAAACCGTGTCCTCCTGACACCCGACAAGGAGAGCCAGCAGTCGCCCTACCCCGATGCGCGCTTCCCGTTCGTTCGGATGCGGAACTACGTCTGGCCCGGCGAGTACTTCGGCGGCTCCGATGTCGAGCAGACGATGCCGATCCAGCAGGAGATGAACCTCGCCCGGGCGCGGATCTCCGACCACATGGCGAACTTCACCAACGGCAAGTGGGTGATCCAGAAGGGCTCGGGCATCGACACCAACACGCTCTCGAACTCGCCGACCCAGATCATCGAGCCGCGGCGGATGGAGATGGTGAAGCGGCTCGATGGGCTGCCGCTCCCCGAGGGCCAGATCGCCTTCCTCACCGTCTGCCAGCGAGACTTCGAGAACGTCGGCGCCTATCAGGAATCGACTCAGGGGCGCGTGCCCGAGCGGATCCAGTCCGGGCTCGCGATCCAAGAACTGAAAGAGGCGGCTTTTTCGCGCGTGCGCCTGACCGAGCGCGGCATCAAGGAATCGCTCGAGGAATGGGCCGACCTCTCGCTTGGGCTCGTCCGCCACTACTACGACGGGAAGCGGGTCGTCTCCGTGACGGATCAGAAGGGCGCCTCGGCCTTCATCACGATCGAGCCCGGCCGGATCCCCGAGCGCCTCGACTTCGAGGCCACCGTCGGCTCTCAGATCCTTCGCGGCCAGCAGAAGATCTCGAACAACGACGCGATCCAGCTCTTCCAGGCGGGTCTCATCGACCAGCAGGCGGCGCTCGAAGCCATCGACTTCCCCGAAGCGAAAAGCCTCGTCGCCCGCACCGACAACGCGAAGGCGACGATCATGAATCTCGTCAAGGCCGATCCGGCGTTCAGGAAGGCGCTCGTCGAGGAGCTCCAGGGCGTCGGCGGCGCGAATGGTGGGACCCCAACACGGAGGATGTAGCCGATGTCATCGCAAGACATGAGTGTCATCGACCGAGGCGCCAAGGGCGGCCTCAAGGAAGGCACGGGGCAGGGGAAGATCGCCGGCTCGCCCGATGGTGCTCAGGGCGATCAGCTTTCCGACTTCTGGCCCTGGAAGGAGCCGGGTGGTCAGGGTCAACACGGCTCGATCATCGGCAGCCCGGTCGGGATCGAAGGCCGGGTCCGGGATGCGTCGTCGCCTGGTCGCATGGGCGCGATGAAGCGCCGGCTCGGAGGCTAGCGTGGCTACCGGAACCGCCACCACGGTCGTCGGCCAATCGGTCCTCGAGAGCGGACCGGCGCAGAAGATCCTCGAGGTCGATTTCGCCGGCGTCCAGGGAGACAACGCCGTCACGGTGCGCGCGGTTGGATCCGTTGCCGTGGAGATGCCAGCCCGCGCCGGCGCGCTCGTGCTTCTCTACACGCTCACGAACGCTGCGGGCGGCGGCGCCGGCGACAGCCATTTCGGCGAGATCGAAATCGAAATCGACGGCCGTTTCTATGCCGTCGCATCCACCCAGGGGATGGCCTACAACCTGAGCGGCGCGGTGAATCCGATCACGGCCCCCGTAATCTTTACGGGCGGCAACGGGCCGACCGTGGGGCCAGTCGGCCACATCACCGCTGACGCTTTGCTTGGAGCGGCGAATGTCGTGGGTGGAATCCATCCAACCGTTGCCAGCCGGGTGAGGATCGGGGTGGTCGCGATTCATGTGGGAGGCCCGGCCGGATCAGCGAACATCACCGCCGCCCTCTGGACCGTGCCCTACCGCGGCACGCACCGCTGAGGAGACCAGGATGCCGGCGCCGAAGGGCTGGACCCCGGCCATGAAGGCCAAGCTCAAGCGTTGCGAAGAGCACGTCGGGGATCGCCCCGGCACGAACAAGTACGCGGTCTGCCGCGCATCGGTGGGTCGCATGAAGGCGATGCGGAAGCGCGTCGGGAAAGGATGAGCGATGCCTGCTGGTGGCGAGCCCTATACGCGGCCTCCGATCCAGGTCGAGAACCCGGCGGCGGCGGCGCCAACGAATGGTGGTGCTACCGCTGCCCCAGCCAAACGCGGCGGCGGCGCCGGCGGCGCCGGAAGCGCACAGGCGCTCGTGCCGAAGCTCCTACAGGCGCTTGAGGCGGCGCCACCGGAGGAGTTCTCGGCGGCGATGCAGGACCTCGCAGCCGGAGTCCAGGCGATCGCCGAGCGCAAGTTCGGCGGCCAGGTCGGTCCGGTCGGAGGGGCGCCGCAGCCCGTCGGTGCCGGGCTGCCGACCGCCGTGCCGTCTGCACCTACACCGCCCGATCAGCGGATGCTGAACGCGGCTTAGAGGAGAAGCGATGCCGGTCGATCCGAACGCTCCTGGAGGAAACGAGGCCCAGGGGCAAGAGGAAGAGGTCTTTACGCGCGAGCAGGTCGGAGAGCTCATGGCTGAGCACGACCGGCGCTGGCAGGCGCGACTCACGCCGCTCCACCAGGAGCGGGCGGAGCTTCGCCGCGCCAACGCGAGATACGAGGGCCGGCTCGATGCCCTCGAGAAGACGATCCAGTCCCGAGGCAACGCCGCTTCGCCCAACGGTCGGGACGAAGACGACGGTGTGGACTGGAAGGCTTTGGCCGGAGACGCCGCTGATGAACTCCGCCGTGCCATCGACAAGCGATTCGAGTGGCATGGGCGCCGTTCGACGAGACCCGAGCCCGCAGCCGAGCGCGGCGATGGACTCTCGCCGACCGAAGAGCGCATGGAGGCCTACCTTCTCAACCAGGAAGAGGAGAAGGTGCGAAGCGTCTACCGCGGCATGACCGAGGACGAAATGAGGCAGATTCTCGAGCTCGGTATCTCAACCGGGAACGGCGACCTCAAGTACCTCGCTTTCGAGCTCTACGGATCACCGGAGGAGTGGAAGCGGGGTCGAGGGGGCGCCGACGAAGGTGGCTCGCGGACTGGAGGCGGCCGTACCCCGCAGTCTGTCTTGGCTGGCCGGGCGCGCGCGCAAGGCGCAGCCCGCTCTCAGGAGATCGTCGAGATCCCCGGAGGGATGGCCGGCTATCGGGCGGCGGACAAGATCGCGGAGAAGTTCCTCAAGAGCCAGGGCCACACGTAAGGGGAATCTGAATGGCTGTCACAATCGACGAAATCTCGGCACTTACCGAGAAACTCTACATCAAACTCATCGCCGACAACGTGTTCAACTCGAACGCGCTGCTCGCTCGCATGCACAAGCGCGGGATGAAGACGGATGGCGGCACCGCCATTCACACCCCGCTCATGTACTCGCGTGTCGGTGCCTCGGGGGCGATCCGCGGCTTCGAGGCGATGACCATCGACGCCGACGATCAGTTCACCGCGGTGGACTTCGGCTACAAGGAATACTACGCAGCGATCGTCGTGTCGCGGCGGGAAGTGATCTTGAACAGCGGCGTCTCAGCCAAAGTGAAGCACCTCTCCGCGAAGGCGATGGCGGCGGAGATGACGCTCCGCGATCTCATGGGCACCGGACTCCAGTCGGACGGGCTCACCACCCGGCTCATCGAGGGCCTGGACGCGGCGACTCAGAACACGACCGTCTACCCGAACACGAACGCCGGCGACGGCTCGCTCGGGATCGACCCCTCGGTCGAGACCTGGTGGCAATCGGGCTTCCGCGGGGCAGCGACGGCGCTGATCGCGGCTACCACGCTCGGCGCCGACGGCTCGAACGCCGCCCGGATCTTCCAGGTCTTCACCGGAAGGCTCACCGAGGCGCCCTACGGCCCGACCATCTACATCACGACTCAGGACGGGTTCGATCGCTTCCACGCGGGCACGGTCACGATCTCCACCTCGGGGCTCACGCCGGCCGGCGGGCAGCAGTTCGCGGACCCGCATCTCGCATCCCTCGGCTTCGAGACGCTCCTCTTCCGGGGGAAGCCGATCGTTGTCGATTCGCACGTCACGGGGAACCGGATCTTCGCGCTCAATGAGAACTTCCTGGATCTCATGTCGCACGAGGATGAGAACTTCACCTTCGCGCCGTATCGCGAGCCGGTGAACCAGAAAGCGATGATCGGCTACATCTTCTGGACCGGAAACCTGGTCTGCAACAACCGGCGCTATCAGGGCCTCATCACGGATTACGCCGCCTAGGAAGCGCTGGAACCAGAGAAAGGAAGGTCAAGAAGATGGGTTACCAGGACGTACTCGAAGCCCTGAGCGGCACGGGTGTCGCGGCAACGCCAGGGGTAAACGCCGCTGCTCGGTCTGCCACGGAAACCGAGACTTGGCTAGTGGCATCGGCGACTGGCGGTGCGACGACGATTCTCGATGGCGATGTCATGTGCATCGACTTCGCCACTTACACTACGGTTCGATCCAGGATCGCGAAGAAATGCGCGGCCACGACCGACGTGCCGCTCGGTGTCGCCTTCCTGAACGCTACGGTCACGATTCCGCAAACGACCGCCGCCGGCGACATCGTTCAGCCGATCCTCATTATGCGACGAGGATTCCACCACGCCGTCAGTGCCACTACGGGCGGCGCGGCCGGACAGGCGCTCGTCACCTCGGCGACAAGCGGCCAGGGCGCTCCAGTGGCGGTGGCCTCGCTGACGGCGGCTCAGTCGCAAACGGTCATCGGGATTGCTATGGGAGCAATCGCCGCGAACAAGGTTCCATTGCTCGTTCAACCGCAGGCATAGAAAAGGGGATCGAAGGACGGGTGGCGGGGGGCAACTGGCCGGCCCTCCGCCACGCGCTACCAGAAAGGGGAAAGGATGAGCCACCGATTCTCAACCGGTCATGATGTCGTGACTGCGGCCAACGGTGCCGCGAAGCTGATTCTGGAAGAGGAGACTTGGACTGCTTCCGCGGACCTCACGGATGGCGACTTGGTGGCCCTTAACCGAGCGGCGCCGTCCACCGTCGTTCAGGCCGCCACGGGCGCCGCCAACCGCATCATCATTGGCGTCGTGCTTGAAACCGCGCTTGGCGGCTCCTCGGTGCGGGTCCTCCGCCGCGGTCGGCACCCGGCCGTCAAGGCCATCGCCGCGACTGCAGCCGATGTGGCGCTCTTTGCCTCAGCGACGGCCGGAACCGTCGATGACGCCGCGGTTGCCAACGGTCAAGTCGTTGGCTGGTCGCTTGCGGCCGAGGCCGGCGGCTTCATCTCGGCCTGGATCGAGCCCGGCATGGCCGTGAGTTAAGGAGAGTCCAATGACGCGCATTCCGTTCCAGGTCATCGACGATGCAAGAAAGCAATCGGGCTCGGCGCAGGCTGGCCCTGTGCTTGGCATCAACGATCCGACCCGCCGCGAGGATCCCTGGGTCTACATCGCGAACGAGTCGATCACGGCTGGCAGCTTCGTCTCGATCGTCGCGACCAATACGCGGCGGGTTCAGCTCGCCTCGGCGGTGCTCGGACGCGGGATTTGCGTTGGCATCGCCACTGAGACGCAAACCGAGATCGGGAAGCCGATCCGAGTGCTCAAGAACGGTGCCTACCCGACCGCCAATGTGGCGACCGATGCCACTGCGCTTGCGGGCTGGTGGGTCGTGCTGGATGGGGTGAGTGCTGGCCGGGGTCTCGCGATCGACCAGGAGTTCGGCCCAGCCTCGATCCGTCATGCCGGCGACATCATGGCAATCCTGCTGGAGCCTCCGGCGGCGAACGTGGCCTCGGTATGGGTGAAGGCGCCCTACTAGGAGCGAGCCATGATCTGGCGGCTCAAGGGTGAACTCGTCTTCACCACGAAGGCGCGGCGCAACCAGTTTGCAACGAGCTATGCCACGTTCAGGACGGGCCGTGCCATTCGCCTCGACAACTCGCTCTCACTAGATGAGCTGGTTGACGATGAAGGCACGCACCCTTTGCCGCCGACCTTTCTCATGGATGTCGCCTTCGAGGATGAGCCGACGACGATCCTCTACCACGGTACTTTGCGGACGGTCGCGATCGTTGGGCTCGTGCGTGCGTACATCAATCGGCACAAGTGCATGCTTGATCCTGGTGAGCTGCCACCCGACCCGCCTTTCGAGACGGAGAGCGTGACCTGGGAGTACCCCTAAGATGGCGCGCCTCTTTCTCTCCGGCTGGGAGATGCAAGAAACGATGGACGCGGGGTCGGGGACCGCGAATGGCTGTTGGGATGCAGCGAACGGATCGAATCTTGATGCGACTGCGGCGGCCGCGCGCACGGGCACTCACGGACTCCGAATCAACCCTGGCGTTGCATCGCAAAGCTCCGTGGACAAGCGCTACCAGCTTGACAACTCGGGCAACGACTGCTTCATCCGGTACTATCTGCGGATCGTTACCTCGGTGAACACGCAGTCGGTCCTTCTTGCTACGTTTGTCGGGGTGGCCATCAGCTATCAGATCCGAATCAACACGAACAACACGCTTGAACTCTGGAACGACACGGCGATCATCGGGTCCGCCTCGGCGGCTTTGACCGCTAATGTTTGGTACCGCATCGAAGCCGGCCTCATCGCCGCCACGGATGTCGTGACCGCGTACATCGATGGTGTCTCTTTCGCCTCGGGGACAGTCAGTGCGGGTGACGATCAGCCCGGCTTCATGCGACTTGGGCTCCACACGATCAACGCGACGGGCGAGGTCCACTTTGATGACGTAGCGGTCAATAACCAGACGGGCTCCGCGCAGACCAGCCTCCCCGGTGAGGGGAATCAACGCGTTTTCATGCCGAACGCTACGGGAGACATCCGCACAAGCTCCTCGGGTGGAGCTGATTCCGGTAACGGCTGGGATCAGGTGAATGATAAGCCGGTCAACGACGCGACGGACTACGAGATTTTCGATGTGAACGCCGAAGAGTTGGATGTCAACATCGAGGCGGCGTCTGGAATAATCCCTGGCGGATCGTCGATCACGCTCGTTGCAGTAGGGGCGCGACATCGGATTGATGCGGGTACTAATCCGTTCAGCTACCAACTGCATATCAAATCGCAAGCCTCGGGTACTAAGCAGAACGGTACGGCGACCACGCATAATGACGCCACTTGGAAGTCCCTCGGCGACGCCGTGCCCCGACCCTATTCGCTCGTCTCCTATGTCGATCCGCAAGCGGGTGGGTCCTGGACGATTGCGCTGCTGGATACCGCGCACATCGGCTCCACGGTGTCATCGGTGCCGGGGACCGAGTGGCTCACGGCCCTGTGGGCCTACGTCGAGTACGTCGAGGCTGCACCCGGTGGCTTTCAGGCGGCCTGGGCACGCGACCACAACGAGCTTCTAGGCGGAGGCCAGGCGCATGTTCACTAAGAACGTCGCCGTTACCGGCTTCACGGTCGGCATGGTCGCGCGAGCCGACGGGACGGACATCACGACCGGCACGGTCAATGGCTTTCGGACCTTGGACGGTGGCACGCAGACGGCGCTTGGCGGCACGCCAGTTCACGAAGGCAACGGCCAGTGGTCGGTCAACCTCACAGCCGCCGAGATGAACGGCGACATCGTGGGACTCGTCTTCACCCACACAAGCGCCATCACGGTGCAGGTGACGATCAAGACGACAACCATCAACCCCGACGCGAGCGGCAACGTGGGCGCCGATGTCCAGGAGTGGCGAGGAACCGTGCCGCTCGTCCTCACCGCTGCGGGGCGGGTCGATGCCGATGCGGTG